CGGTGGACAGTGCACAGGCTACTACACACAAAGCCTACTCACACTAGGTCCTATCCTCAATCAAAACGGCTATGACATGGCTTACTCTGCTATGTTTAACGAGTCGTTGATTCAGCGAGGCAGAAACGCACTTGCTCACGGGTTTATGAAGCGCCCCGAATGTACTCACCTGATGTTCATAGACGCAGACATCAAATTTAACCCGCAAGACATCATCAAGATGATTGAAGCAGACAAAGACATCATCTGCGGAATCTATCCTAAGAAGGAAATCAACTGGGTAGAGGTCGAGAAAGCCGTCAAGGAGGGTGTACCTACAGACAAGCTAAAAACACGCACAGCAAGCGTTGTAGTCAATTTAAAGGACTATGCGGGTAGCGTAACTGTCCCCGTCAGTGAGCCTGTAGAAATCTTTAATGGTGGTACAGGCTTTATGCTTATTAAGCGCAACACTTTTGAAGTAATGAAGTCTGTTGTCAACAGCTACAACAATGACGTGTTGTTCTTAGACGGTGGTATTTCTAACGACCGCATTACCGAGTATTTTGCTTGTGCTATCGAGCCAGGCACAGAAAGACTGCTCTCAGAGGATTATTTCTTCTGCTGGAAGGCTAGAGAAGCAGGACTTAAAGTCTGGGCAGCACCCTGGGCACAATTAGGTCATTTTGGTAGTTACTTATTTGAGGGTGGACTCACACCAGCACCATGAACAAAGAAATACAAATCGAATTTAATGCGGGTAACCTGATACCCCACTATCAACAGAAATTTCGTCTCTATGACCGTTTTCTGCCTCATCTAGCACCCTATTTGCAAGGTACTGTGGTTGACGTAGGTGCTAACTGTGGTGCACTAGCTGTGTCTATGGGTCTGAACAATCCTGAACTTAGCTTTATCTGCGTAGAGCCTGAAGAACAATGTTTAGAGCTTTTGCACAAAAACATAGCAAAAATAGAAAATAAGGTAGATGTCATCAAGGGCAAAGTAGGCACAGAGCACATCAAATTAGATGAAATTGTAAAAGGAGATGTTGGTCTTCTCAAAATTGACGTAGATGGCTACGACTGGGACGTAATCAACACTTTTAGTTTTGCCACAACACCCCCTATTTACATAGAAGAAGACGGTAAAGAGGAATGGCAGTATTCCAAGTATTTTGATATGAACCACAGGCTGAAAGAGCAGAAGTACAACAATATTTGGATGTTTGACAACTATGGCTGCTTAATCGGGTTCACCAAGAAATGGACGGAAGTAGACACACTCAATGCCTACATCAATCGCATGAAAAAGGGTAAATCAGAGCAAACCTTGTGGTATTTAGATTTGCTCATCTGCCAAGATGAAGATGTACAGAACTTAGGTAGCGCAGTTCTTGCGTATCTGGAAAAGTGATTTTTCTTGGTGGCGGGGAAGCCAAATCCGTTTTAGGATTTTTTATCTCTTGGCAGTACGCTTTGCTTTACGGAAAGCGTCTGCTGTAGGGTATCCCGCCTGTCCAGGACGCTTGGCAGGAAGACCCGCTTTACGTCTTTTGTTGATGTTGTAGTAGAGACCACGTTTAGCTTTAGGTGTACTAGACAATTTGCACTCCTTCTTTTAATTGAGCTATGGTTAACCCGCCTGTGTATTGGAAGTGTGCAAGCTCTTTAAAGTGCACCCACTTACCCGCCCACTCTAGACCAGCTTGCTCACCAAGAGCACCAACAGTTGCCCACACTGGGTGACTTCCATCCCAATCAGGCTTGCCATTAACCATAGGCACAACGTCCACAGCACAGCGGTAGTTGTGATAACTATCACCAGCTCCAGCGTTCGTGACAATATTGCCTGGAGCAGTGCGCCCCTGAGCATAGAGTGCAGCCTGACTTTCATTGTCTCTATAAGTGGATGTAACGAGGAGTTCAATTCCAGAATCCTGACATAAGGCAATGAAGTGCTCGACCTTGGCTTTGACTTCTGGGAGGAGTTCATCTAGTGAGCGTGAGTTAATCATTTCTTCTCATCCAAAGGTGTTGATTTGTGAAGCATAGCGTCCTTGGCTTGCGAACCAGCAGAGCTACCAAAGTAAAAGGCAATAACACCAGTCCATGCTGTGCCTAGACTACCTAGCATAAGGAGGAGTGCGTCTGACGTTTTGAACTGCTCGGTCATCAACCCGTATAAGATACCAAAAAACCCTATGGTGACCATAATAGCGAGGACGGGAGGAATAAAGGAGTGCGTATTTGTTTGCATCTCCCTTGCCGACTTTCGGTCAGCCACCGCCAACTGCTCAAAGTCTAATCCAAGTTCTTGTGCCTTAGCCTTGAGAGCTATCTCTGCTTGCTGAACGCTTGCAATTTGGTCAGCAGTGAGTTTGCCATCGTCAAGCATCTTCTTGGCATCGTCTTGAGAAACGCCAAGAACTTTAGAGACTGCCTCGTAAGCCAGTCCACCAAATGGTCCACCAAGAGCTGTGGCAATCGTGGGTGCAATCGTTTTTAACCAGTCCATATCAATCCTTACAGTATTTAGGTAAATATCCTGTCTCTCTGAATATCTTGTAGCACTCTATCTCTTTGCTATTTTCCTCGAATTTCCTGTGAAACTCAATATACCAACGGTCTTCTCTCTTGCGCTCCTCTGTCCAGAGGTGAATCTGGTACATCAAACCGCCAATGGTAAACGCAACAACGAAAACAGCGATACAGATTGCAACTCCCACTTTGACGTTTCCTGCTCGTATACGCCTTTCGTGTGATTCGAGCAGTTCCTTTTTTTTTGAGCTTTGTCCAGCTCGTTTTGTTCTTTGATAAGCCTGGCTCTCTCTGCCTCAAACTCTGTCCAAACCGAACCTAACTCAGGAGGTGACTCGTAGACAAGCATCTGTCTTAAATCGTACTCAGCCTGTTCTAGTTGCTTCTTACGCAACACGTTCTCTAGGGCTATAGCTTGCAGTGACTTTCCTTTGGGAGGATTCTTCTTGAGTTCTGCGTCAGCCTTCTTAGCCTGGTCTTGATGGTCAAAAAAAGAGCCAAGTGCACCACTTAGCTCGTTTACTATTTGGACAACTTCCCCGCCTGTTTGCTTGATTTCCTTATAGGCAGCCACTCCGCTTTTTACAGCAGAGAACGCCATCATCGCCAACGTGAACGGGTCTATTTAGAACCCCTCGCCAGGACAAACGTAAACAGATGCGTTAGCTGCGTCTCCAATTACCTTTGCATAAACGTTAGCAGTAGGTCCAACTTGTAACCACGTCACAACCTTATAAGAATAAGGCGGTAAAGCAATCACATTAGAAGGACCAACGTCAGGTATCGTAATGTTGAAAGAATTAGACGCATTTATCTGAACATATACCGCAGCATTGGTATCAGAGTTTGCCAAGTAAAACTGTTGGCAAGGACTGGTAGCCGTGATGGTAAATACGTTAGATTGTGTGTTGGCAGCGCCATTGACCGCAACCTTTACGGTCGGTCCCATAGGCTGAAAAGGAATATTATTAGCCATTAGTACACCTTCTTACCGCTACCAGATGTAGGCGACTTCTTAGTGTTATAGCTAGGTGTGCCAGAAAAGTCAAAGACAGAACGGAAGCCACCTTTAGGCAACGTACCAGGAGTCCAACGCTCTTGACCAATAGAACCATCTCTTGGCAACTGTGGGCGTGTAGACTTGGCTATCTGCTGGTTAACCTCATGAGGTCTTTGATGGTGAGAGTTTGCCATGTGGCTATTCTCATAGTCACTACTCGGACTCATCGGGTTGATACTTCGGTTGTTGCTTGGCATTACTTCTCTCCTTGTTGGTTACGACTAGGTAACTGAATAGTACGAATATACTCAAAGTTGCGACTCTTGTCCAATCCCCCGCCCACATTGTGTAGCAAGCCAGTCCGCAACTCATCGACAACGCCAATATCGTTATCAATCGGTCTGAGATGACTTCCAAAGCCAGACGAATTAAAGCTACTGAATCCATGATGTACCCTCCTGTTAAAGGTAATCATATTATCATATATCCTTATCGTCTTCCTCGTCTGCGTGGTCAAAGAACCCTGAACCGTATTCATCATCCGACACTTTTGCCTTCAAAGCCTCAAGTTTCAGCGCACGGTCAATAATCTTAGTCTTGTCTGTCAAAGACGCAGTTGGGTCAAGCATGGTAGAAGTCAGCAAGTCTGCAATCGCTTTCTCTAGTGCTGGACTGA